ACCTATGACCTGCCGGTGGATACCATTGACCTGCTCGATCACGTGATCCGTACTCAGCCGGGACAGCAGGGTCAGACGGACATCAACATCACGCGGATTAGCGTCGATACCTACTCGACGATCCCGAACAAGAATGCTCAGGGTCGCCCCATTCAGGTATGGATCAACCGCCAGTCTGGCGCGACGACGCCGGATGGTGTGCAGTACCCCCAGATCAACGTCTGGCCTGCCCCTGAGCAGAGCAACTACTACACCTTCGTGTACTGGCGGCTGCGCCGCATTCAGGACGCTGGCAACGGTAACACCACGCAGGACATCCCCTTCCGCTTCATCCCGTGCATGGTAGCTGGTCTGGCTTACCACCTGTCGAAGAAGGTTCCGGGTGCCCTTGAGCGCGCTCCCCTCCTTAAGGCTGAGTACGAGGAGCTTTGGTTGCAGGCTGCTGACGAGGACCGTGAAAAGGCCGCGCTGCGCATCGCACCGCGTCAGCTGTTCTACTAGGAGGTATCGTGCCTAACAGGTTCGCCTCTGGTAAATGGGCCATCTCGCAGTGTGATCGCTGCGGGTTTCGCTATAAGCTCAAGCAGCTGCGCTCGCTCGTTATCAAGACGAAGAACGTCAACATCCTCGTGTGTCCGTCATGCTGGGAACCCGATCAGCCTCAGCTGCAGCTCGGGATGTACCCGGTCGATGACCCGCAGGCGCTGCGCAACCCGCGCCCTGACACGACGTACTACCAAGCGGGCCTCACTGGCCTGCAGGAAGAAACGCAGGGCGAAGTGCCCGATAGCAATGTGCTAGCATTCGGTGGCCCCTCTGGGGGTAGCCGCGTAATCCAGTGGGGCTGGAACCCGGTCGGCCTCAATGATCCTCTGGGTTTGTCGGGTCTTGTAAATGTGCTAATAGCGCATGGTGCGGTAGGCACCGTGACGGTTCAGACGGAGAATTGAAATGGCCAAGGGCGGTAAGACCAACATGCAGATGAAGAAGCTGGGCCGTAACCTCGCAAAGGTTGCCAACCAGAAGTCGGGCAAGAAGCCCATCAAGGATATGGGGAAGGTCAACAAGAATGGCTGAGCATAACGACCGCACCGAGTATGGCCGCGTCCCTAAGACCTACAAGGTCGATATGGGCAAGAACGGCTATCCGAACAATGTGAAGAACACCCAGACTGAGCGCACGCGTGGTTGTAAGAACACCACTCGCGGCTACGGGCACAGCAAGAAGATGGGCTGATGAACTACGCGCAGCTGTTCGAGACGATCAAGGGGTACGTCGAAAACGACTTCCCCAACACCTCATGGACCGGCTCTGACGGTTCCAGCACGGTAACGCTGACGTCCACCGAACAGATCAACACGTTCATTCAGGAAGCTGAGCAGCGCATCTTCAACACGGTCCAGCTGCTGGACCTGCGCAAGAACGTGACCGGCAATGTGACGGCCAATAACAAGTATCTCTCGGTGCCCTCCGATTGGCTTGCTAACTTCTCTCTGGCTGTTGTCGATGGCAACGGGAACTACGAATACCTGCTCAACAAGGATGTGAACTTCATCCGGCAGGCGTACCCCAACCCCAACGATACCGGGCTGCCCTACTGCTACGCCTACTTTGACGAGAACTCATTCATCCTCGGCCCTACCCCGGACGACGATTACGAAGTCGAACTGCACTATTTCTACTACCCGCAGTCGATTGTGACGGCGGGCACCTCATGGCTCGGCGACAACTTTGATAGCGCCCTACTTTACGGCTCGCTGCTTGAGGCGTATACGTTCATGAAGGGCGAGCAGGACGTCATCGCAGAGTACCAAAAGCGGTACGATGAAGCGATGAACCTGCTCAAACAGCTCGGCGACGGCAAGAACCGTCAGGATATGTACCGTAGCGGGCAGGTCCGCTACCCGGTGAGGTGATGAATGTTTAATTTGGCGTCTAGCGAAGTCGGAAGCGTAATGGTCATGGCGACCGAAGGACGTGGTTTCACGCCTGAGGAAGTGGCCGAGCGCGCTCTCGACAAAATCATTTACGTGGGTAGTCAGGCTCATCCGGCTATCCGCGATCAGGCCGAAGCCTTCAAGGACAGCATCCGTAACGTGCTCGTCCACTACATGCACGAGGCAGTGCGGTCTCATAACGTAACTCTGGTAAATAAGTTCACTAAGGCGGGTCACCCAGAGTTGATCCCGATCCTCGACGCATAAGGAGGCTTTAAATGCCGATTACCCAAGCAATGTGCACCAGCTTTAAGGCCGAAATCCTTCTGGCCGTGCATGACTTCCGTCCTACCGGTGGCGACACCTTCAAGATCGCCCTGTACACCTCGGCTGCGACCATCGACGCCAACACCACGGCGTACAGCGCAACCAACGAAGTGACTGGCACGAACTACACCGCTGG